GTTCGCGGCCATTTGCCGCTTGTGCGCGTCGAATTGGGCGCGGGACGGCGAGGCGTTTGTCCTGATCGACCGCGCCGCCCAGAACGATTACGGCTTTTCCCTTCGCGTGATCCGCCCGGACGCGATAGACGAGACGATGAACCTCAACGGCACGGCGACCGCGATCCGCAACGGCGTCGAGGTTGACCGCCGGACGTTGCACCCCGTCGCCTACTATTTCCGCGCCGAGCGCGAAGACCCGGCGGCGGCGTTTATCGGTGGCAAGCCCGTCGTCCGCATACCCGCCGCGAACATTCTCCACCTTTACACGCAGCACGACGAAACGCAGACGCGGGGAATACCGCTCGGCCATGCCGTGTTGAAGAAGTTGAAGATGCTCGACGAGTACAACATCGCCGAACTTGTCGCCGCCCGCGACGAATCCAACACGACGGGCGTCTATACCGCGCCCGCCGGACAGGGCGGCGAGATCGGCGAGTACGACGACGACCAATCCGCCGCGCTTACCATGCCGAGCGAACCCGGCACGAAGATCATGCTCGAACAGGGATGGGACTACAAGACGGTCACGCCGTCGCACCCGAACCGCGAACTGACCAACTTCAAGAACTCCATGCTCCGGGACGTGGCAAGCGGCCTCGGCCTTGAGTACGCCTGTTTCGCGAACGATTGGGCGGGCGTTTCGTTTTCGTCCGTCCGCGCCGGGACGCTTGCCGAGCGCGACCATTGGCGGACGCTCCAAGCCCAGATGATCGAACAGTTGGTGGCCCCCGTCTTCCGGGCGTGGCTTGCGTCGTTCCTGAAATACCGCGCCTCGTCGCCGTACTTGCCGAGCGACTACGCCCGACTTGTCGAGCATGAGTTTCGCGGGCGGACATGGGAGTGGGTTGACCCGATGAAGGACGTAAACGCCGCAGCCGTCGCAGTTGCCCACGGCTGGAAGACGGACACCCAGATCGCCGCAGACTACGGCACGGACTATGAAGAGAACCTAGCCGAGCAGAAGCGGCTGAAGAAGAAGAAGGACGCCGCCGGAATTTTGACCGAACCGCTAAAGGTAGAGAATACCCCGAAGACGGGAAAGGAGAACGATGAAGAAAAGAACGATTGACAGGCGCGTCCGCGCCGACGAGCCGAAGGACGACAAGCGCAAGTACCGCGCCGCCGAGTGGATCGTCGAAACGCGGGAAGTTGGCGAGGGCAAGGACAGGAAGACCGAGCGCGTCGTGCGCTGCTCGATTTCGTCCGAGACGCCCTACGCCCGCTACATGGCAGACCCAGAAAGCGGCGAGTGGGTGAAAGCGTTAGAGGTACTCGGCCACGGGCCGGGCGAGATCGACGACACCCGGATGCGTGACGGGCTTGTCATTCAGGACACCCACTACGGCGAACAGATCGGGATCATGGACAAGCCGGAGGTCAAGGATGGCAAGATTTGCGGCACGATCCGTTTCGGCCATTCCCAGAAAGCGCGGGACACCGAGGCCGACGCCCTTGACGGCATAAAGCGCAATATGTCCGTCGGCTACATCGTGAACGAGTACAAGCGCGACGGCGTGGACGCGGCAACGGGGCTCCCGATTTTCCGCGTCACGAACTGGACGCCATACGAAGCAAGTTTTGTGAACGTTCCGGCGGACACGAACATCGGAGTCGGAAGAGCCGAAGTCGATGAAACCATCACCCGGACGGCGGCGAAGCCCGCCGCTGAATCAACCAACAAGAAAGGAATCCAAATCATGGATAAGCCGACAACGGCGGGCTATACTGCCGAACAGAAAACGAAGATTCGCGAAATGGCCTCCGCCGCGCACGTTAGCGGCGAGGAAGTCGCCGACATCCTGACCTCGGAGCGTTCCTTCGAGGAAATCCGCGAGGAACTCCTGAACCGCCGCGAAAAGTATCTTGCGGAACTGGCGAAGAAGCCCGCGAAGCCCGCAGAGGAAGCCCGCGCCGTCATTGACGAGGGCGACAAGGCGAAGATTCGCCAGAAGTACGACTTCGCCAAGGTGCTGCGCTACTACGCAGAGGTCGCCGAGTCGAAGTATTCGAGCATCGACATCGGTTTCGAGCGCGAGGTTTCCGACGAACTGGCGAAGCAGACGGGCCGCGCCGTGCAGGGCATCCTCCTTCCCGATTTCGTCGGCAACCGTGCGGCGGCGAACCCGTCCGACGGTTCACTCACGCTCGGCACCCCCGCGTACAACGCCGACACGGCGGCGGGCGGCATTACGGGCATCGGCGGCACGGGCAAGGACACCATCGCCACCATGCTTCTCGCCGGGCAGTTTATCGACGCCCTTGTCGCGACGCTTGTCCTTCGCGAACAGTTGGGCGCGGAAGTGCTGACGGGCCTTGTCGGGAACATTTCGATCCCCAAGGGCGGCAGCATTTCCGGCGGTTGGGTGACTGAGGGCAACAACGCCCCCAAGAAGAACCCCACCTTCGGCCAGATCCCGGCGACGCCGCACACCTACGGCGCGTATGTGGACATTACGCGGAAACTGCTTCTGCAGTCGTCCATCAATGTTCAGGCCAAGGTGCTCGAGTGGCTCATGTACGCTTGCGCCGCCGGAATCGAGACCGCCGCGTTTCAGGGATCGGGGACGGCGGGCCAGCCGACTGGCTTTTGCACCGCGCTTACTGGCACGGCGTGGAGCAACGCGCCGACCTTCGACAAGATCGTTGACCTTATTGCCGCGACGAAGACCGCGAACTCCTACAAGCCGAGCATGAAGTTTGTGGGCAACGCGGGCGTTTGGGCGAAACTGGCGAAGACCCGCGACTACGAGGTGCTGACCGACGGCGCGGACACGCCGAAGAACGTCGGCGCAATCGGCGGATCCGTCCGTCTGCTTGATACGGCGACCAACAAAGTTATCGGGCGCGATTTCGTCGAGGCGAACCTCATGCCGAACGCGAAGCTCCTGTTTGGCGACTTCACGCAGTTGTCCGTTTGCCTTTGGAGCGGCACGGACATCATCGTCGATCCCTACGCGAACTCCACGAACGGCGGCCTCCGCATTGTGGCGTTGCAGGACTCCGACATTCTCATCAAGAGGCCGGAATCCTTCGGCCTTGCGACGGGCGTCCACGCCTGACCTTGCGCCCCCGGCGGTGTTGATCGTCCTTCGCCGCCGGGGGACATTCAACCCAATTCAACCCCCACGAAAAACAGGGAAAGAGTAAATGGGACTCCGCGAAGATTTCCGCAACGCGCTCGGCTCGATTGCCGCCGCCGTTCCCGAAGCCGTCCGCACCATGCGGCACGGCGAGACGGAACAGGGCGCGGTCGTGCAGTCGTCGTCGCGGGACTTCGCGGAGGCCGTTTCCGACGCCGCCCCCGCAGAGGCGGCGCGGTACGTCGCGAACGCGGCGGACTTCCCTACGCTCGAACAGGGCGCGGCGGTGGAGTTGGGCGAATCGTTGCGCGTCGTCGTGTCGATGAAAACCGATCCCGTCGGCGCGACGTTCACCGTCGGGCTTTCGGCGGAGTTTGAGAAATGCCCGGCGGCGTACAAGGGGACGCGCCGAGAGAACGGCAAGGCGCGGACGATCCAACATCCGCTCGACATCCTGTTGCTTGAAAACGGCACGGCGGACAACTACACGGACGCGCTTGCGCCTACATACGCGACCGCCTACATTGCCGCGATCCGCCGGGCGGACTGGCCGGAAGTTTCAGACCCGGAGCCGTCCGACACAATCGAGGTCGCCCCGGACGGACACCCCCTCACCCTCAAAGTTTCCACCGTCACGCGGCACGACGGCTGGTATATCCTGAAATGCCGCACAAGGAGCTGACGGCGTGGCGGCGATCCTTGACATTTCGGCCAATGTGCCGGAAGCGACCATCCGCGACTTCACCCGCGCTTGCAACCGCTACCGCGACGAACTGGGCAACAGCCAGGCCGTCGCCATCCGGCGCGGCACAATCGCCCTCGTTCGCGGCCTACGCGCCCGGACGACCAGAGCCAAGCGGCAAGCACCGCTGAAGGACGTGACGCGCTACGACGGCCCCGGCCCCCACTATATCACGCCCAAGGGCAAGAACCAGAAGT